ATTAGCAATTGTATACCTGAATATAATTGGCATGTTCTCATTCTCAGAATCTTGCATGAGCTGGACACTCGAGCACATATTGGTCGCCTTGGTGAACAGGTTGATGTACTTGAGGCTGAACGTGTTTCCCGTGCGCTTCACTGGAGGGTCAGGAAACTCGATGCTCGTCATTTGGTCCGCAAAGTCTCCTTTGCAACTCAGAATAAGCTTCTGACCCTCGCGGATGATGTCCATCTCTACAGCCAGGTTCCCCATGTCGCGAGTGATGCGCTGAAAGTCTACGGATGGCAAGGTGGTCACGACATTCATATGAATGTCCGGGAACTCAATGATGTCCTCGTTAATGTCCAGCAATTTTAGACGAAATTTAGTTGAAGATTTCTTGACTGGATTCTCGATGAGAAGATCCATGTAGTCCCGGCCTGTGATGCTAATGTCCAAAGTGTCCTGTCCAGAAACACTCTTGAGCAGCTTGTACACGTTGGCCATGTTCAAACCCGCAGTCACGTCCGTAGGACACTCGTACTCTTCAAAATTATCCGCCCCTAGACTCATGTGTACGAGCGTTACTCGTGCAGTATCAAGTGTCAAAATGTGGATCCCATTTGGGGTGAAATACACATTGACGTCATTGATAATATCCTTGAGCACCTCAAAGACCGATTTCAGAGCCGAAGCCTGAATTGTCTTCAGATGCATTCTTGAATTCATAAGTTTACAATTCTCTAAGTCACTAACGTTGTCCAGCCTTTTGGTAAGCGTCCTGGACGTCCCCTCCAATTCTTGCCTCTAATTCAGGTGTCAGGCGGGGCTGGAGTGATTCACCGTACCGGTCAAACTCAAACAGTCCAGGATTTTCCGTACCATCTAGATTGGCTCCTACACCCGAATCCCACGATTCAAAGTCGCACGGGACCATAGACTCGAGCCACGCCTGAACCTCCTTACCCACGAGCATCTTACCGTCGTTCGTCACAAGAGTCGGGACCCGCGTGATTTTGTTCGATGGAATCCCCTGTTCATTTATGTTCCAAAATCTGACAATCTCGAGGAGGGCCGGTTGGGTCTTGATGTACACGAGTATTTCCTGAGACCACTTGCACTTGTCTGAGTAGACCAGTAAGGCCATTTGAATTTACAGAGTTTTTTTCATCCAATCTTTTTTCGCAGCAAATGGTAATATGAAGGACCTTGTTCTACTGCTCCTGGTTGCTATAATTTTGTTTCTAATTTGGAACGGTCGTCAGGTCGTGAAGTATACTGACGGCGCGTCTCCTGCACCTATGGTTCCTTCAGATGCGCCCGTATCACCTGACGTGACACAGGTTATCCTCGAAGCGGTCCAGAAGAATGCAGGTTACCCTCTGGAGACTCTTTATATCAAGAGCCTCGGGGACAACACATACGATGCCCGTTTCATGTTTTTCAATACTGAAAACTATTTCGGCACCCAATATGATATCAAGGCGCAGATTACCCCAAACGGTTCTGTGACGGTACTGAGCCAGTCAGAGACTGCCACAACGGGTGACGCTGAGAACCCAGCCTACGTCCCAGACAAGTACCAGCCCTACGAGATGATCGAGGCCAACCTGGACCGTCAGCTCAAGGATGCCCTGAAAGCAAACAAGGGAACCCCCGGAGGTCTGATTGGTACACCCCGTGAACTAGCAAGTGGTTCTTCGGCCCCTGCGCCCGGTCCAGCACCAACTTATCGCATGTGAATACTAGAGATGGAACATTCTGTTCCATCGGCCAAAGATATCTTGGCTGCGGAAAAGAAGAGGGCCTCTGTGAAGAAAGAATACTACAAGGCTCTTCTTGAGCAATTTTGTAGGAAAATTAAAAATTCTGTCGAGCTCGGAAAGAAGGATGCGATCGTGACCGTCCCCACGTTTCTAGTAGGATACCCGCGGTACGACCTGGCTACGACGGTCGTTTACATGTCCAGACAATTGGGTCGGCTCGGGTACAAAGTGGAACTCATAGGACCGCTGGACCTCAAGGTGACCTGGAGACACACGAAACCAGAAGAGGACACAGAAGCGGAAATTTCAGAACCGAATGTGTTTTTGCCAAGCCTCGTCAACCTCCAAAAGACGGCTCAGAAGCTGCGTGTTACTAAAAAGAATTAAGTCCTATGAGTTAGTATAGCAGCATGGACATCCTCAACGAGTCCGAGCGCCGATTTACCAAGAAACTTTGTGACGCCATGATTCCCGTGATGATTGAGGCATTCTGGGAAATATGGCTCGAGGCCAAGAAGGAGTCTCAGGGCAAGAACACACCCCGCGTCTTCCAGGAACTCCTCCGGGGCGTCAAGACCTGGAACTCTTCAATTTCACTCAAAAATACAGAGGCGATCGTCAAGAACCAGCCTCTGTTTCCCAACCTTCTGGCGGCCGTGTTCGTGATTCACGTCAAGATTCTGAGCGCCATCAGAACCGATAAGAAATCCAAGAAGATTTCGATAAAACTCCCCGCAAATGACGTCTTCGTTCAGCGGTGCTACGAGGCGTGTGCCAAGGATCTCTACGAGAGCCCGTACATCATCGTAGAGGATCATACCGAGGCTGAGCGCAACGAGGACCTTCACAAGCGTTTTCACCGTCACATCTGTCTCGTGATTGAGGATCTCGTGCCCACGGCTGAAATTCTCAACACATATCTGCCGTTGCCGGAGTCTGGCGGCGACCTCGATATGAATCACGATGAAGATGATCCAGAGCAGGACGATGAGGTTCCTGAAATTGGTGAAGGGGACGAACTTGACGCTATGCCCACTTCGAATGATGCCGCGGGAACAGCGGGGGGTGGTGATACAGGTATGGAAATTGGCAAGACTCCAGGTGGCGTTGATACTGTCGTGACCGCATCGAATGGCCTCACGCCTCCAGAGGTTCCAGGAGCGACGCCAGGAGGAACTCCCGCTCTCCCAGAGCAGACTCTGTTTGACGACGCCCCAACTAAGATTCAGAAGCTCGGCGCGTGAGGAATCAAACTAAATAACATCTTGGAAATTAGTAGACTATGGAGCACTACTTCAAAGAGCCCTTCAGTGCAGCGATTATTGCTGCCGCCGCCGTTGTGGCTTACGTGTACATCAAAGCCAAGATGAATAACGAAGGAAAGGTTAAAAACTCAGAATATTTTAAGAATGCTTTCCTGGTCGGTCTTTTGGTTTACTTTATCGTCAGCCAGGGCCAAGGGGCTCACGAACCAATTATGAAGGAACCTTTTTAAAGAAATAGACTATAAAATAGTATAAATGACCACCCTCGCCGCGTTTAACGAGATGATGGGTCAGTTTATCGGTGAACTCGCGCAGACATTCCCCGATGAGCCAAAGATCAAGGAGGTCCAGGCCGCTCCTATGAATCGGGCCACCTTTGACCAGTTTATGAAGGATATTACGCCGTGGGTCTCCCAGATGATGGCCAAGGACCCAGCGTTCTTTTGCGAGACCAACCCCGTCGCAGCCAACCTCAATCTCCACAATATTTGGACCACTGAGGACTGTACCGAAAACACCAAGGCGGCCATTTGGCAGTACTACCAGACGCTGTACATGCTCGGCACGACCATCAATATGTTCCCTCCAGAGACTCTGAGTATGATTGAGTCAGCCGCTGAAAATTGCGCCAAAAATATGAAAAAGGCCCCAAATGGACAGATTGACGAGGCTTCGCTCATGGCGGGTATGAACAACATGCTTTCCCAGATGCTCAGTGGAGGCGGCGGGGGCGCCAACCCCTTTGCGGCGATGCTCGGGGGAGCGGGACCTGGGCAACGTGCAGCCCCTCGGCAGGTTCCCAAGACGAAACGCAAGGTGACCAAAAAGATTTCTAAGTAAACATCAGAATGGACGTGAAAGATATTTTCAAGACGAGTGAGCTCATGAATTTTTGGCCAACGGCGCGTCAGTCAGCCAAACAACGCGTCGCTTCGACGACCCGCTTTATCTTATACGCCACCATTGTCGTTTACCTGATTAATCGGGACCCTCGCGTGTTTGCTCTTGGCGCTTTGGCTCTCGGTGTTCTTTATTACATGTGGACTTCAAACCTCATTACCGACGGCCGTCTGCGTCCAGCTTATGCCGATGACCGGGCTTCTAATCTTTTACGTGACGAGGTGACGATGCCCACGCTCGATAATCCCATGGCGAACGTGCTTTTGAGCGATTACACGGAGAACCCAGACCGGCCACCAGCGGCGTGGTACCCAAGTGTCCGCGGCGAGGTTCAGGCGGCGTGGAGCAACATCCACCCCTTTGAGCGTGTTCGCGATGCAGAGCGTAATTTTTACACAACAGCGTCCACTACGATTCCAAATGATCAGAATGCGTTCGCAACCGCCGCCTATGGCAAACAGTTTGCGCCGATGTGCAAGGATCAGGGCGGTCGGGCATGTGACCCAGACAATTTCCAGTTCCACTTCCCAGAGCGTGTCCAGATGCGTGCAGGAAACGGAGGCGGGTACGGTTCTTAGGCTTTTTTTCGCAACTAAAATTAATAATGCCACGTCTTGACGCGGCCCCTATTATTCTCCAGCCCAACGTTCACATGGGCCCGGCGACCGTTGTGCTTGAGGACCTGGCCGATACTAGCTCATACCTGCGTGAGCAGACCACTACGGCGTGGAAGAAGAACTGGACTGAGCAGTCCTACGACTTTCCCAACACATACGTGAACCTCCCACTGCGCACCATGCCATGGGACCCCATCAGCACTTATGCAGATGACCAGAACACCCGTTTCGTTCAGCGCTACTTTAAAAAGTAAAATAAATCCTATGTAATACTAATAGATGGACCCTTTGGCCCTCGCCGCAGTTGTAGGTCTTGTGTTTGCCGGTAAGCGTCTCTCAGATGGCTCAGAAGAAAAGCCAGTCGAGCGTAAACCACTGCCAACCACTAGACCAATTACCCGTCGTGATATTGACCTCGCAGCGAATGCCCGTGATCACGCCAAGGACGCCTTTGATCTTCGCGTCATGACTCCCAATCTCGGTCGTCGCATCGGTGACTGGCGTCTTCAGCCCAAAGAGGCTGTTCCTAATCTCCAGGACACGGTGCCAGATGCGAACCGTTTTCCTTTCGGTCAGCCCGTTTATGACCTGAGCAATCGCCAGTATGTGACGAACAAGATGAATAACCTACAGCCCATCGAGCGGCGCCGTATCGGCCCAGGTCTGGGTGTCGGGGCAGATGTTCCAGCGGCAGGTGGTTTCCACCAGTATTTCCGCGTTCTGCCAAATAACGTCAACGAGGAGCGCCTTACGACGCTCGAAGGCCGCAACGGTCCCGCAGCCTATTTCGTCAAGAGTGGCGGAGCAGGTGGGCTCGGTGAGGTTACGCACCAGGCCAAGGAGACCAAGACGTGGCACCGTGATCCGGCTCGTAACCGTGCTCAGGGTCAGGGTGGCGCCATTACTGGCGCCGAGGGTCGTCCAGAGTTCCTCAAGACGGCCCGTACGACCATGCGCGACGAGCAGACGAGCCGCAACGACACCCTTTCAATGGGCCCTGCACAGTACAACGTGTATCAGCCCTATGCCGAAGGTGGTGAGACTTCGTATACCGACAAGTCTCTGACCCGTAGCAGCGATTACCGCTCCAAGCCAGATCGGGCAGGAAACCCTGGTCAGATGAACGTACGCAACGACCCCGTCAACCAGGTGGGCGCAGCGACCAATCTTCGCCCAGAATCCAAGCCCGTTCCAGTTTCTCATATGAATGGAGCACGGTTCCAGAACTATCTTGGACCAGAATTTTACAGATTTGTTGAGAAGAAGGATAAGCTCAACCCATTGGCATCACCCAAGTGCCTTGACGTGGCCATCCAGCAGCTTGAGAAAAATCCCATTGCACTCCCGCCCCTATCTGCCGCCTAAAATAATCTAGACCAATTGTAAAATGAGCGGTGGTATCGTTCAACTTGTCGCAACTGGTGCTCAGGACGCTTGGCTGACTGGTAAGCCCGAGGTTTCTTTCTTTCGTTCCAACTACCGGCGTTACACCCACTACGCCAGCTCGGTGGAGCGTCAGGTGATTCAGGGCGCACCAGTCGCCGGTGGTATCTCCACCGTCCGTTTCGAGAAGAAGGGTGATCTGGTCAACTACGTGTATCTGACGGCTCGTGACGGTAACGGTTCTCTGTGCCCCATTGTCGACTGGACCAAGGTTATTGACAAGATTGAGCTCATGATCGGCGGCCAGGTGATCGACACCCAGGACGTTACGTACTCGACCGCCATCGAGCCCGTGACTGGTGCTCAGAACTACAGCCAACGTCTGTTGAATGGCAACACGGGTACCAACCTGAACCCATCCAACTCGCTGAACGGTTTTTACCCCCTGAAATTCTTCTTCAACAAGGACTGGTCCGTGTCCCTGCCTCTGGTGGCGCTCCAGTTCCACGACGTGGAGCTGCGCATCACTTGGGCCTCGGGTCTGGGTGGCAGCACTGGCTTCAACGGTGCCGCCAATGCCACCAACTACAACAACCTACAGTACATCTGCTGGGCCAACTTCACCTATCTGGACCAGGCTGAGCGCGATTACTTCGCCAACACGCCTCAGGATATGCTGATCACCCAGGTTCAGCGCACGATTGTGCTCGGCTCCCAGACCATGCAGGAGTTGGCTCTGGCCCAGCCCGTCAAGTTCCTGGCATTCACCAGCAACAACTACGCCTCGACATACGCATCGGATGGCGCCAACTCGGCGCTGGTCAAGGACCACATGCTCAAGACCCAGGTGAACGGTGTGGACGTTGGTGAGTTCCGCCACCTCCCCGCCTTCGTGGACCTTCCCCAGTACTACAATACGCCCTTTGGCTACATTCCCAACGGTGTCAATTCTGGAACCCCCACCGTGGGTATCCTCAGCTACTGCCTTGACACTTCTAAGCTTCAGCCCACCGGTACCCTGAACTTCTCTCGTCTGGACACGTACCGCATCGTCGTGCCACCCACCATCACCATCGGCGCACTCATCAAGAGCACGTACCTGTACGCAGTCGGCTACAACGTGCTGCGCATCCAGAATGGTCTCGGGTCGCTCCTGTACGCCAACTGAGTAGCGTTTTTGCAGTTTTTTAAAAAATACATAATCACAAGGCTGCGCCTTGGTCTCCATGCAGCTCTGGCACTGGGTCCTTCTTTGCGGACTCTTGTTTTTGATTACTTACAGCCCGACCACGGGAAATCTCCGTGACTTTTTTGATCCAGAAATATCAGAGGGGCGTCCAAATGACGACTCCCCGAGGTCCTCGAGAGAGGCACAAAGCAATCGCAATACCCGTCAGCGTAGTGAATGAAGTTCCTTACTTTCTCATCGTGCACGATAGAAGGTACCGTGAATGGACCTTTGTCACAG